GTGACCCCACTCGACCAGCTCATCACCGTCCTCGCTGGTCTCGGGGCCGGGATCGCGACCTCCTCGATCGGGGTGGCGTCGCTCGTGAGCTTCCCGATCCTGCTCGCGCTCGGGGTCCCACCGGTCGCCGCGAACTCGTCCAACACCGTCGCCCTCGTACCGGCCGGGCTCACCGGGGCGCTGGGCTACCGCCGAGAGCTGATCGGCCGGCTTCCCCTCGCGATCGCCGTGATGACTCTCAGCGGTGCCGCGGCGGTCGCGGGGGCGCTCCTGCTGTTGCGCCTGCCGCCCGACGTCTTCGCGGCCCTCGTGCCGTACCTGATCCTGTTCGCGTGCCTGCTCGTGGCGGTGCAACCGAGGATCTCGGCGTGGTTGAAGAGCCGGCGGCCGGAGGGGACCGTCACTGCTCGGACCTCCATGACCCCGTCCCTCGCCGGTGGCACCGCGGCGTGCGGCGTTTACGGCGGCTACTTCGGTGCCGGGCAGGGCGTCATGATGATCGCGGTGCTCTCGCTCGCCCTCGATCTCCCGCTGCCCGTGGTGAGCGCGCTGCGCACCCTCGCCGTGCTGGCGTCGAACATCGTCGCCACCGTGATCTTCGTGTTCATCGCTCCGCTCGACTGGCACATCGTGGCGCTGCTGGCCTCGGGGTCGATCGTCGGCGGGTACCTCGGGGCGCTCGTCGGACGTAAGCTCCCGACGTCGGTGTTCCGCGGACTCATCGTCGTCGCGGGCGTCCTGGTCGCCCTCGGCTACTGGCTCTGAGCAGGCTGCAGCTGTCGGAGGACGATGCGACGATCGAGACATGAGCAGCACCGGCCCCGCGACACCCCGTTACGTCATCACGATGGCCACGCTGATCTTCACGATCGCGTTCCTGGTGATCGGCCTTCCGGCCGGCTATGCCCTCGGCTGGCCCTGGTACGCCACCGTGCCGGCGTGCCTCGTCGCCGGAGCGATCGTGGGCGCCATCGCCTACAAGGGTTGGAAGTCGAGCCAGTGAGGCTGGTGGCCCCGGAGCCGGCGGAGATCCGGCCGTGGCAGCAGGCGCAGAGCATCGCCGAGCTGGCGAGGTTGACAGCCGCGTGGATGCGCGGGGAGCTCGGCCGGCACCCGATCGACCGGACCAGAGCGCTCGATCCCGAGTCCGGCGCGATCACCGAGTATCTGCTGCAGATCAACGAACTCGGGCTCATGACCACCGCATCTCAGCCGGGACTCCGGGTCGATGACACCGCCCTCGTCCAGCGGTCGTTCGTCGAGGGGTACGGCGACGAACGGTTGATTTCGATGCTGGACGCCGCTTTCACGCTCTCCGGCTTCGTCGTCATCAGCTTTCCTCCCGGCCGGAACGTCACCTGCGACGTTTCCGTCACGGCACGGAACGGGTACGTGACCAGCTGGCTCGGTCGCCACTACCCCCAGGACGACATCGCGAACTGGTCGTCGAGCGTCAGCCCCGAAGTCGGCGCGATCATCGCTGAGTCGTGGGGTGTGCAGATCTTCGACCCGGTCTGGGGCCGCAACGACCGGCTGTGGGAGGCAGTGACCACCGTGCTTCGGCACATCGCGGACGCCGCCTGACGAGCGGCCTCACTCGTAGGGAGTGCGGGGCTCGAACCCGCGACCCAAGGATTATGAGTCCTCTGCTCTAACCGGCTGAGCTAACTCCCCGTCAGCGAAAACACCATCACGACGCGTCCTCGTGGAGCAAACGTGGAGCACCGAGCACCGCGAGCACCTCGTCCGAAGGTGGTTCCGCCAGGTGTGCGTAGCGCTGCGTCGTCTGCGCGGACGAGTGACCGAGCAACCGGCCCACCTCCGCCAACGACACCCCGCCTTGCAGCAACCATGACGCATAAGTATGGCGCAGATCATGGATCCGAACTCGGCCCACCCCTGCCGCTTCGACCGCCGGCCGCCACACCCGATAGGACCAGTTCGAGTTCCGCAGCGGCATACCCCGCTCGCTCGGCAGAAGCAGCGGGCCCGGACAGCGGCCGTTCGCGTGCTCCACGCCGCAGTCGTCACGCGGGCGCTCCACGTGGAGCAGCCGCTCGAGCAGGTCCGGCAGCAACGGCGCCTCGCGGGCCGTCTTGTCCTTCGGGTAGGCCTTCATCTTCGCGATCGCCTCGCTGTACGTCTCCACGATCCGAAGGCGCCGCCGTGCGACGTCCAGACGAGCCAAGTGGGCGCCGGTGACCTCGCCCCAGCGGGCTCCGGTGTACAGCAGGGTGTCGGCGACGAGCTGGTCGTACTCGGTCGGCAGCTGCGCGCGGATGGCTGAGTACTCCTCGCGCGTGAGGTCCCGCTCCACGACCGACGGCGCGCCGGGTAGCCGCAGCCGTGCGGCTGGGTTGGAGTCGAGGATCTCGGCGTCGACGGCCGCGGTCAGCGAGGCGGACAGTAGGTGTACGCAGCGCTTCACCGACTCGGGCCCGAGGCCCTTGGTGCGTAGCTGGGTGGCCCAGGCTTTGACGTCGTGGCGGGTGATCGCGCCGAGCGGCACGTCCCACCACCTGGGGTCGAGGTGGTTGCGTCGGCGGTGGGTGTCCGCCTTCATCGTGGATTCTTCGACGTCGCGCGCCGGCCACCACACGTCGACCCACTGCCCCCACGTCTGCTTGCGCGCGTCCGGGTCGCCAGCGAGCCGTCGACGGGCATCGAGCTCGGCGGCGCTGGCAGCGCGTTGCGCCTTCGCCTTGTGCGCGAACGTGCCCGCCGATCGCGTCTTGCCGCTGGCGTCGCGGTACGAGCCTCGCCAGCGCCCGGACGGGAGTTTCTCAGCCCACGCCATGGCTCATGCACACCACGGCTGGGATCGCACAAGCTCGACGATCTGCGCGCCCTGGCTGTCGGTGACCTCGAGGTCGCCGGTCGAGAAGCGCAGCGCGGCGTTCTGTTCGAGGTTCTGCCCGCCGCCGACGATCGAGCTGCAGAGGTTGCGAGCGCTGTCGATCGCGTCCTCGCGTTGAGCAGCGAGACCAGGAACAATGGCGTCGAGTTCGGCGACGAGCTGGTCGCCCTCCTCCGCTGACGGTGAAGGGACGGCGGCTTCCGGGTCGCAGCGCTCTAGGAACTCACCGGTCGTCTCATCGTCGCGCGGCTGGCACTCTTCGCCGCCTGCCTCTTTCTCGCCCCCGCACGCCGCGAGCGCGACCACGAGTCCGAAGGCGGCGATGCAGGACATGATCTTCATGGGTGGAGCTCCTCGCTGCATTTTTTCTCGATGACCCTGGCTTCGGCCGGGTGCATGAAGCGGCGGTCCAGCCGTGCCTCCATCCGCGTCATGTCGAGCCACAGATGGTCGGCCGCCAGGTGAAGGTCGCCGTCGGCCCAGACGATCGCGTCGGCGACGTCGTGCGGGTTCGGGCACAGCCACTTCGCCGCGCGCCACTGGATCAGCGCCTCGACGCGCCCCTCTTGGCAGCCGTCGTGGCCGGCCAGGATGTGCTCTTGCTCGTGGCGGGTGGAGCATCGGCGCTCGACCTGCAGCGCCTTGATGTTGTGCCAGACGTTGCGGACGCCGTCGGTCTTGCCGAGGACGTGATCGGGTAGGTCGTGGCGCCACCAGATGCGGATGTGCGGGAACTTGGCCCACTCCGCCCAGGGATGCGGGTGGGGTTTGCTCGAGGTACTCATCGCGATGTGGACGCTAGCGACCGCGACTGACAGAGTCAGTCGCTCCCTTCGGATGTCCGCACCAGCCTCAAGCGTTTGATCAAACCGTGCCCTCGGTCGTATGGCCAAAGTTGTTCACGATGAAGTCGAGCAACGACGATGCCCGGGGAAATCCCTATCTCTGCAGCAAACTCCTTGACCTCCGTCAAAGTCCGAAGTCCAGCGAGACGGTGAGCGTAAACGGACGGAATTAGTTGCTCTGCGGCGAAGGCGTTCGCTTCGGCCTCGCACGAATCGTCACCCCACTCACCCGAAACGAAGCCACCCCCCGAGAGGTCATGCAGAAGTACGTGTGCCAGCTCGTGGAACAGCGTGAACCACAGCTGGTCCTCCGACTTTCGGTGTAAGGAGAGGGCTATGAGCGGCTGGCCCTCGTGCAACCGTGTTGCTCCGTATGTTCCCGCGCGTGGAACGGACTCGACAAAGATCAAGCGGACACCGCAGGCGGCAAGTTCTTCAACCATGAAGTTGCCGTACTCATCCGGCGGCCGTCGAGTCTGCTCCCGAAGTCGAGGAAGGAGCTCTTCCAGCGAAGACCGGGAGTACGGCGCCGGTAGCTCAACAGATCGTGCTTCAATCTCGACCAGTTGAAGCCAAGTAGCGCGAGCCGCCCAGTCGTTCTTGGCGGACTGCCGGAAGGCTACAGCCACTGGCGGTTGGGTGACCAGCTTGTCAAGAGCAGCGAGGCTGCCAACTTGGTAGAACGAGAAGACCTGCGCCAGCAGCTCCTCCAGCTTTCGCTTTGTCGCTGTGATGTAGCCGCTGCTACGCAAGAGGGTCAGTGGCAGCCGGTCCAAGGTTTCGATGACGCACTCGCGCTTCTCCGCGGCGGCGAGACGTAGAAGCTCGCTCCGGTAGAAAGTCTCAATCTGCATCCACCGGTCGGGAGGCGTGCCCGTCACAAGCCCTAGCCGGTGAGCAAACTCAACTGTCAGCGGAGCAGTGCCGTGGATCAACTTGTTCACGTGCTTCGGGGAGCAGCCCAGCCGATCAGCAAGCTGCTTCTGAGTCCACCCGTTCTCCTCACACCACTCCGCGATGTACTCCCCGGTCGGCACGACGAAATCCAATGGCGTATTCAACTATCTCACCTCCTAGTGATAGTCCTCGATCGAGTCGACAGCGACTTCGCTCACGTCGTCGTCGGCCGGTGAAAGTACGATTCTCCAGTTGGCAGAGAGGCTCCCGGAGATCTCCCCGCCGCGATCGGCACTCAGGCGGTGCCATTTCCCAGGTCCATCCCAGAGGTCCTTGACCGAGTTCGCCGAGTACAGCTCTGCCATGCGCCGCCGTAGGCCCTTTGCGACGGGCCCGCCGAGCTTGCGCTTCATCTGCGCTTCCTGCGTGCAGATCCTCTCCAGTTTCGCGTCTGCGAACAGCACCCTCATCCGGCACCCGCATTACCAGAAAGGTAACTGCCCACACCGACAGTATGGCGCAACTCCGCAAGCGAGTTGCCTGCGGGTGATCTCACGCTCCCCCATCCTCGCCTTGCTCGTCCTGCTCTCGACGCCGGCGCACGCCCTCCGCTTCGCGCTTGATGTCGTCCGCGGCGGCGTCCTCGGGGATGGGCGGGCCCCCGATGCCGTAGTCGGGCTCAGGCTCGTTGCGCTGCGGGAGCTCGGTGACGTTTGCGACGGGTGTGCGCTGATCTTGAGAAACCGGCGACGCTCGCTGCAGGCGGCGAGCGGAGACGAACAACTGGATGATCCGGTCGACCGCTTCCCTTTCCTCACGTGTCATGAGATCGGCATCTGCAGGCGGCTGGTACTCGTCCTCAAGTTCTCGCTCGATACCCGACCATCGACTCACCTCTGTGCGAGGGATCCCCAGCGCGTCCGCCACCTTGTTGACGTTCCGTTGCTCGGGGGTCCCGATCTGATGCACCATCCGACGCGCGGTCTCCACAGCTAAGCCGGCGGCCGCAGCGAGTCGCGAGACAGAGGGGCGCCCGTTGTGCGTGAAGCTCTTTCGCTCCATCGCCGACGCCCACGGCTCGGGAATTTCTCTACTCACGTCTACGACCTTCCAACCGCTCACGCATCATGGGCAAGCTCAAGCGTAGACAAGTACGAGCCAAATAACACGCATGGGATTCTGCGATTCCAACGAAACCTAAGACGGAAGTTCCTCACCGAACGTAGACAAGCCCGTCTACCGACTGCTAATATCTTGTCAGCAGTTAGCTACTCGTCTACAGTTTGGAGTGCGCAATGATCGTGAGCTACTGGAGGCTCGACATGAAGCTGAAGAGCCGCGACGTTCTTCGCCAGTACATGAAGTACCGCCGAATGAACGTTCGCCAACTGGCGGTCGCGAGCGGCGTCTCGCGCTCGACCATCGGCCACCTCCACAGCGGCAAACGCACGGGCTGTCGACCCGAAGCGGCAGCAGCCATCGCGGAGGCCCTTCAGGCGCCAGCAGACCTCCTTTTCGACGCGACAACTACTAACGTCCAGCGAGAGGTTGGGAGGAAGGTGGCATGAGCAGGCTCTCCCCCACCTCGCTCGAGCAGCGGATCTGGTTCAACACCGAACAGGCCGCGGCCTACTCCGGCTACCACGTCCAGACCGTCCGCCGCGCGCTCGAAGCCGGCGAACTCAAGGGCAGCCAGCGCACCGCCGGCGGGCGGTGGCGTATCCACCGCGATGCGCTCGACGCGTGGCTGTCCGGCGAGAAGGCGTCCGCGTGACCGAGCTGCTCATCGTCCCGGGGCTCGTGCTCCTGGCCTACGCGCTCACCAAGTTCGGCGGCCGCCCGCGGCGCTGATCACCCCACACATAGAACCGGGGCCCGACCCCAGCCAGCAAGCACGGATCGGACCCCAAGTCCTGAAAGGCAGTATCCCATGGCAACCCACATCGCCGGCGTCATCGACATCGTCCTCGACGCCGACACCCGCACCGACGTCACCGACGACGGCGCAGTCCTCGCCGGCAAGACCCGCGAAGGCACCCCCGTCACCGTCAGGCTCGCCGAGCCCGCCACCGACCGCCTCGTCCGCGACGCCCAGCTCCTGCGCCCCGACATCTACGGCTCCCCCAACAGCGTGCATGTCGCCGAAGCGGCGCGGCTGCGCGACCGGGTGCGGGTCCTCGAGGCCGAGCTTGAGCGGGCGCAGCGTCTCGCCCCGTCGGCGGACCTCGCCCCGGTCACCCGCATCGACTCCCCGAAGGCGGTCTGAGCCATGGCCACCGACAACACCGCGACCATCGTCGACTTGCGGGCCCGCCTCGAGCAGCTCGAGGCCGAACTCACCGACGCCCAGCACCAGGTCGCCAAGGTCAGCTACCAGCGCTGCGCCGAATGCTGTGGCCGCATGGTCCAGTTCGCCGGCCACGACCAGGTCACGGGCTGGACCTGCCTGCAGCCCGGCTGCGTTAACTACGACGTCCCGGCGGTGGCGTCATGAAGCTCCCCCGCCCCTGCATCGTCGTACTCGGCACTGCCACCGCCGTCCCCTGCCTCACCATCGCAGCGATCGGCGGCCACTACGCCGGCCCCGCCGGCTACTCGATCGGTGCCGTCGTCCTCGGCGGCCTCGCTCTCGTCGGGCTCGTCGACTACCAGCGCCACCCCCTCCCCGGTCCCGAGGCCACGATCGACGACGCCGTGCGGCCGTTCCCCGGCTGCGTCCTCGGCGTCTGCCGGTACCTCACCTCGTGCGAGCACTGCGACACCCCGGTCTGCGTCGTCCACGGCAACCCCGACGACGTTCGCACCTGCGTCGACTCCGCCCAAGTCACGCACTGCGCCGGCTGCGAGGACGAGCATCTCGACGGCTGCCGCTCCTGCGCGGCGGCTGTGGCGGGGCGGTGGTGACCATGACCGAGCCGCTCCACGCCCGCGACATCCGCGGCAAGGGCCGCTACTACGGCACCTGCGGCCGCGACGCCTGCCCCTTCGGTGACGACCTCTACATCTCCGTCACCAACGCCCAAGGCGTCGTCGCCAAGCCCGCGCTCGTCCCGGCCGCCGTCAAGGTGACAGCCGAGACCGCGTGGCGCCGGCTGCCCGAGATGGTGGCGTTCTCTCGCCAGCCACCAGAAGGTCCGAACGGATGCGACAAAGCCAAGGTCGCCGACCGGTGCGGACACTGCCGCTTCTGCCTCACCATGGCCATCAAGCGCGAGCACCAGAACGTGTGGGACCACGCCGCCGACTTCGGCACCCTCGTGCACTCCCACGCCTACGGTCAGAACGTCGGCCAGCCGATGCCCTACGACCCCGACGTGGAGCCGTTCATCGGGCAGTACCTGCAGGCCATGTCGATCCTCGGAGTCGACCTCGACAAGCACATCGAAGCGGCCGAGACCACGATCCTGTCCCGCAAGCATAAGTACGCCGGGACCGGCGACATCTGGGTGAACCTCCCGCTCCATCCGACGACGTTCGAGTTCCACCCGTCGAAGCGGTGGCTGTGGCTGCTCGACATCAAGACGAGCCTCACCAAGCCCGCGAACACCGTCTACTCCGACCAGGTGCTGCAGCTGGCCGGTCTGCGGTGGGCCGACACCGCGATCCTCGCCGACGACAGCGAAGTCACCGTGCCAAAGTTCGCCGGCACCGCGCTGCTCAACCTCCGCGCCAACTCGTGGGCCCTGATCCCTCTGCCCTCAGACCGCGCCGCGCACAAGGCGTTCGTGCACGCCGTCGGTCTGCAGACCTTCATGCAGTCGCTCGACACCAAGCCATGGAAGCCCGTCGCGCTCCCTGCGATCGCCGACTCCACCTCGATTCGAAAGGCATCGTGACCATGCCCATCTCACCGATCGTTCTCCAACGGCGACAGGCCGAGCTCGGCCGCATCCGCCTCGGCCAGAAGCAGGCCACCAGCAACGGCAAGACCCGCCCCGCCAAGCTCGACCGCTTCCGCTTCACCAGCGTGTCCGAGCAGTACATCCGCGACCTCGCCAACCTCTACGGCGGCACCGCCCAGCCGTGGGACAACAACGGCATCGCGTCCTGGGAAGTCATCACCGAGGCGACCAGCATGCCCGTGATCGTCGTCAAGGGCGGCCTGTCGCAGTGGATGGAGACCTGGTCCGGCGGCGGATGCGTCCACCGCTGCAACGGCGAACACATGGTCGACGGCACACCGTGCGAGAACGACACCACCACGGTGCAGATCCGACAGGACGGCCAGAACAAGACCATCCCCGCGCACGACGCCGCGAAGCCCACCACCCGCCTGTCCGTGATGCTCCCCGAGCTCGAAGCCATCGGCGTGTGGCGGATGGAGACACACGGCTGGAACGCGGCCGCCGAGATCCCCGCGGTGGCCGAGCTCGCGCAGTTCGTCGGCGACCTCGTCCCCGCCCACCTGCACCTCGTCGAGCGCCGGGCAATCAAGGACGGCCAGACGTCCCGATTCGTCGTGCCCGTCCTCGACCTGCAGATCGGCGCGGCGAAGCTCCGCGAGGTCGTCGCGCAGGCGTCCGGTATCGCCGAACTCGAGGCGCCGCCTGCGAGCGGTGCGCCCGCGATCGAGGCCGCGCCCGCCGACCAGCAGCAGGGGCCGCCGGAGCCCACGCCCGAGCAGGTCGCCGCATGCACCGATCGGGACGTCCTCGAGCGGATGTGGCGGGCCTCCGGGCCCGAACGTCGCGCCCAGATCGAGGCCCGCGCGGCCGAGCTCAAGGCACAGCAGCAGCCTGCTCCCCACACGACGGAGCAGCAACCGAACGACGACGGCACCTACGACGCCGACGTCATCGACGACAGCGCCGACGACCGCGAACAGCTCTGGCAGCAGCTCGTCACGAAGGCCGGGCAACTCGGCTGGGACCTGTGGACCCTCGAAGCCGAGGTATCCAAGCGGTTCGGCGGGATCGTCCTCGACGACGTCACCGCCGACCAGATGCGCGAGTACGCCGCCGAGCTCAACACCCTGCAGGGGGCCGGCGCATGAGCACCTGGACCCGTGGCACCGTCTACGCCTTCGACACCGAGACCACCGGCGTCGACGTCCACCACGACCGCATCGTCACAGCCACCGTCGTCAAGATCGTCGCCGGCCAGCTGACCGACCAACGGTCCTGGCTCATCAACCCCGGCGTCGAGATCCCCGAAACCGCCACCGCGGTCCACGGGATCACCACCGAACACGCCCGCGAGAACGGCACCGCACCCATCATCGCGCTGCCCGAGATCGCCGACGTCGTCGCCGGTGTACTGCGCGCCCGGCTCCCGCTCGTCGCGTTCAACGCCGCGTTCGACCTGTCGATCCTCGAGGCCGAGCTCGCACGCCACGACATCCCCACGATCGCGTCCCGCGTGGAAGCCGCGCAGTGGCACACGCTCGTCGACCCGTTCGTCCTCGGCCGCGGCATCGACAACATCAACAAGGCGTACCGCAAGGGCCGCAAGTACAAGCTCCCCGACCTGTGCCAGCGGTACGGGGTGCCGTTCACCGAGACCCACGACGCCACCACCGACGCCGTCGGCGCCGCGCTCCTGGCCATCGCGATCGTCGAAGCCGAGGAGTACTTCGCCGAGCACGGGCCCGAGCGGCTGTTCAAGTTCCAGCAGACATCACGTCGCGCTGATCAGCGGCGGTTCCGGCAGTGGGTCGTGGACAACGGGCGGACCGAGGAGTACGGCGACATCGACGACGGGTGGCCGCTCCACTCTCGCCTCCACCAGGGGGTGCTCGCGTGAACACCCTCCTCGCGATCGATCCCGGCAACACCGAGTCGGCCTACGCGCTCATCAACGCGGACACCTGCGAGCCGCTCGTGGTCGCCAAAGCCGACAACGCAGAGGTACTCGAGACCCTCATGGCGCTCGACCTCAACCTCGCCAGGGCAGGCCAAGAACCGCCCCGGCTCGCCGCCATCGAGATGGTCGCCAGCTACGGCATGCCCGTCGGCGCCGACGTCTTCGGTACCTGCGTCTGGATCGGCCGATTCCAGGAGTGCCTGGCCCAGACCTCGCGGACACCCGTCGAGCTCATCACGCGCCACCCCGTCAAGCTCCACCACTGCCACAGCTCGAAGGCCAAAGACTCCAACATCACCCAGGCCCTCATCGATCGGTTCGCTCCCGGCCAACCAAACCGTGGCAAGGGAACCAAGGCCGAACCCGGCTGGTTCTACGGCTTCCGCGCTGACATCTGGCAGGCCTACGCGCTCGCCGTGTACGTCGCCGACACCCGCGAGGGAGTCGCAGCATGAGCCAGCTCATCGAGGACCTCGACGTCATCGGCCACCTCGACCACGAACCCGCCTGTGACCCCGTCAACGACGACTGCGACCAGACCGCCAGCTGGTGGCTCAAGGTGACCACGCTGTGCTGCAACACCTTGGACGACCGATTCCTCTGCCACGGTCACAAGCGGGAGATCGACCAGTTCCTCGAAACGCCGGGGATCATCTTCTGCTTCTTGTGCGGCGCGAAGCCCGCCCCGTTCAGCATCGTTCTCCGGCCATTGCGAGGCGGTGACAGCCGATGAGCGACGTCGACCGCACACCGAAGCCCTGCCACCACAAGATCGCCAACCACCAGCACGGCACCTACGCGGCCTACACCCTCGACCGCTGCCGCTGCCAACCCTGCGTCAACGCCAAGACCGACTACGAACGCGACCGTCGACGACAGAAGGCATACGGTCGCTGGAACGGCCTCATCGACGCCGAGCCAGCACGAAAGCACGTCCGCACGCTCATGAGCCAGGGAATGGGCTGGAAGCGTGTCGCCCACGCCGCCGGCCTCGAACCGAGCGTCGTATGGAAGCTCCTCTACGGCGACCGCGCCCGCCGGCTCGAACCGTCGAAGCGCATCCGACCGGCAACGGCCGACAAGCTCCTCGCCGTCGAACTCGACCTCGCCGACGGGCAGACCACCGACCGCACCGGCGCTGTCCGCCGGCTGCAGGCCCTCGTCGCCCTCGGCTGGTCCATGTCCAAGCTGGCCGACCAGCTCGGCAAGGACCTGAGGAACTTCGCGTCCGTCATCCACGGCCGCCGCGACATCACCGTCGCGACCGACCGCGCCGTCCGCGAGCTGTTCACCGACCTCGCGATGCAGCTCCCACCCCAGAACGACTGGCACAACAAGAGCGCGGCCACCAGAGCACGCAACTACGCCCGCAAGCACGGCTGGGCGCCCCCGCTCGCCTGGGACGACATCGACAACGACGACCGCCCCAGCACCGCGGCCCTGGATCCAAGAACAGCCCTCGACGACGTCGCCATCGAACGCGCACTCGCCGGCGACCGCTCCGTGCGACTCACCCTCGCCGAGAAACGCGAAGCCACCGCCCGCTGGCAACAGCGCGGCGGGTCACTCAAAGAGCTCGAACGCCGCACCGGCTGGCGCGCCGGCCGCTACACCACCCCCACCCAGGAAGGAACCGCAGCATGACCACCAAGCTCACCAGCAGCCTCCCCAAGTCCGACGAGCTCAACGGCCTCAACGCGATCGCCAACGACCTCGTCGTGCACCCCGACGAACTCCACGTCGCCGTCGTCGTCATCGACTGCGCCAAGATCACCACCGACATCGACACCGACGAATCCACGCCCACAGCGCGTATCCGCCGCATCGAAGTCATCACCCGAGCCGACGACAAGACCCAGCTCCGAAACCTCGCCACCCGAGCGTTCGAAGCACGAACCGGAAAAACCGTCCTCCCCCTCGAGCTCGAAGACGAACTCCGCGCAGCTTTCGGCGGATCGGACGAGGACCCCGATCCCACGAACTGATCCCGCCATCCCCTCTCGCCCCCTCAGGCCGGCACGCCCACCAACCCGGTGCGGCGTGCCGGCCACCCGCCTCACGAACCGCGACAGGAACCATGCACGTGACCGACGAGCAGTACCCGCCCTACACCGACGCGGACACCCCCGCCGGCACCGTCACGCCCCTGCGCCCACTCACCAACCTCGCCGCCGAACAAGCCCTCATCGGCGCCATCCTCCTCCAGCCACAGACCGCCGCACCCCTCCTCGAGCAGGTCGACCCCGACGACTTCGACGACCCCCGCCACGAAACCATCTGGCAGGCCATCGACCACATCGTCCACACCGACGGACTCCTCCCCGACCACATCCTCATCGCCGAACACCTCCGCGAAACCGGCGACCTCCCCCGCGTCGCCGCGATCCTCCCCCACCTCACCACCGCCTGCCCCTCACCCGCCCAAGCAGCCGAATACGCGCGCCTCGTCCGCCACGCCGCCATCGCCCGCCGCGCCACCAGCAGACTCAACCGCGCCCAACAGCAGCTCACCAACACCACCCCCGAACTCCTCCCCCTCCACATCTCCGAAGCCCTCCAAGAACTCGACGACATCACCCGCGTCCTCGCCGGCCACAACGCCGGCGCCGGCATCACCACCCCCACCATCGACGAACTCCTCGACGGCGACGACGACGAACCCGACTGGGTCGTCCCCGGCCTCCTCGAACACCAAGACCGCGTCATCGTCACCGCCGCAGAAGGCGCCGGCAAATCCACCCTGCTGCGCCAGATCGCCGTCACCGCAGCCTCCGGCATCCACCCCTTCACCGGTGAGCCCATCACCCCCGTCCGCGTCCTCCACGTCGACGTCGAGAACTCCTGGCGCCAATCCCGCCGCCGCTACCGGCCCCTACGCCTCCAAGCCGGCGACCGCCTCGACCCCGAGAACCTCCGCATTGAACTCAAGACCAGCGGCCTCGACCTCACCACCGTCGACGACCGCGACTGGCTCGCCCGCCTCTGCACCCATCTCAAGCCCGACCTCCTCCTCATCGGCCCCATCTACAAACTCGCCGGCGGCGACCCCACCGAAGAACAGTCCGCCAAGCCCGTCGCCCTCGCGATCGACGCAATCCGCGAGAAGGTCGACTGCGCCGTCATCCTCGAAGCCCACTCCGCGAAGAAACCCTCCGGCGCCAAAGACCGCCCCGCCGAACCGTACGGCTGGTCCGGGTGGATGCGCTGGCCCGAACTCGGCATCTGGCTCGGCGACGACGGCACCATCAAGCACTGGCGCGGCGCCCGCGAAGAACGCGAATGGCCCATGCACCTCCAACGCGGCGGCGAGTGGCCCTGGATGCCCTCGGTCACCGACCTCGAGGAGCGCTGGCACCAGATCCGCCGCGCACGCACCAACGCCCGCCGACCGCTCACAATGCGCGACCTCGAACAGGCCACCGGCATGTCCCGCTCCACCGTCGCCCGAGTCGTCGGCAAGGGCTCCATCTACGGCGACATCTGGGCCTCGTTCAACGCCAACCAGCACCCCGGAGACGAGCCCCGATGAACACCACTTCGCAGCACCACCACACCGGAACCGGACTGGGACATCCGCCGCATGTCTCACGTGTCCCAACCTGTCCCAACCCCCAAGAGACACTGCAATTCCAGCAAAAACGCATCTTGTCCCACTGTCCCACGCGTTTTCGTGAGACAACGCCCGATTTTCCCTGCAATTCCAACTTGTCCCACCTGTCCCCCCTTACGGGGGTGGGTGTCCGTGAGACAAGACACCACCCACCCCCGCCGAAAGGGGCCGCCGCAGCCCGGACCAGCACCTCACCGCAACCGGTTGGACCACCGGCTACGCGCGTGAGTGGACCTCATGAATCAGCACACATAGGAGACACCCATGAATGACATCAGCATCACCGCCAAGCAGCGGCAGGAACTCGTCGACCTCGTGGACGACACCTCGAAGGTGTTCGTCGGCGTCGATCGGTCCGATCGGTGCATCGAGAACCCCGCCGAGGTGTTGGACGCGATACTCGAGCACCTCGGTGTCAGTGTCGCTCCGGCCCCCGAGCCCTGGACGCTGATTCCCGAGGGTCGTGAGTCCGCGGCGGTGTTGCGGGTGAACGGCGTGGTGGGGACGTACTGGTGCGACCGTTCTCGCAATGGCGTCTTCGCCGTCGACCCGTCCCCGAACACGATGGTCGACCTGAATGGCTTCACGGTCACCTATGCGGCGGCCGAGAACATCACCTCCGTCGAGCCCGTGCAGGTCGTCCCCGAGGGTGCGCGTGTGCTCGGCGACGACGAGGTCGCGGTGCCGCGGGAGTTGGTGGAGCGGGCGAAGGCGTGTGCAAACTCGACCGCCTCGCCGCTGATCCACGCCTTCGCTGCCGTCGAGGGCGGTGGCGACCAGTGAGCGTTCAGCGCTTAGGAGCCGAAGTCAGCCCGGCACGCCCGAACGAACTTCTCCCGCGCCTGGTCAAGCGCTTCCATCGCGCCCACCGTGCCGCCGTCCTCCTCGAACTCATAGAGCCGATCAAGCAAAACTCGACCCGCGTCGGACGCCCTCTTACTGCCGTAAATCTCAAGCTCTGTGAGATCTGCGAGGAGAGGAAGGTCCCAGTTCGGCGGGGGCGGCTCATCACCACCCTCGGCCCTTCGGAACGCGCGCGTGAACTGCGCGTCCGCCGTGACAACGGCTCGTACGACGCGCTGAGTCACTTCGGCTTGCATACTCCGTCTCCAGTGACGAGCCGCGCGGCGATCGCTCAGATAGGCAGACGCGATCGAGATGAGGCCACCAATGACGATCCCAGCAAGACCGACAACCAGCTGATTCACCTACATCCCCATCCCATGCTCCTGATCGAAGTCGGCGTGGGGGGTGAGGAGCAACCGAAACCGCGTAGTTCGGTTAGAAGCCACCGCGGCACCACCACTGAGCACATAGAACTGGATGCCGCCCTCACCGGATTTTTCGATGGAAAGTTCGAGTTCCAGCTCACCGTTCACCCACGTCAGCGTGTCGCCGCCACGTTGTGCCGCTTCACGCAGCTCCGTTCCAAGTTGATGCAGGACGTCAGCGAGTCCCAGTTTTTCGTCGCTCATGAGAGAGACCCTAGAGGCGACAGGCCAAGGTCATGCTGTTTGTGGCGACGCGTTTTTCATGCGCGCTTTCATCTCGTACGCGAGAACCAACAGTTGCTCGGTGAATGTAGCGACATCCTCTGCGACCTTTGCATCGATCGGCGTGACCTCATGGTTTGCGTCGTTGCCGACGTCTTTGATTCGATCCACCCACTCCAGCATGTGGGTCGTCACTATTCCCTCGCTTCGCAAGTGATCGACCGCTTCCTTGAAAGTCGGCGCGCGGTTCTTCTCGTTCTTCGCAGGAAGGCCGTGCTCAACGGCGACATGAAACAGCAACTTTCGGCAGAGCATCACAGACGCGGTATTGGCGCCAGCCCCGAGGCAAGTGCGCACCTCGTCCCAGATCCGGGCGTCGGCGTCGGGAAGCCCCTGCGGCTGTCTCAACGGCTTTCGTTCGGGGTAGAGCTTTCCATCCTGGACGACAGCACCTTTTGCGCAGGCTGGGCAACGGAGCCATTGGGTACGGCCAACGTTGGACGCACTGGTGTGAAAACTGTGAGCAATACGGACCATTCGTTTCGCGTGACAGTGCGGACACGTGTAGTCCGCCCATGCATAGGAATCGCCCTCAGAGAATCTCGACGTGTTCTCGATCGTGGCGACGGCCGAAGTTACCTGGCTCACGGGGAGGACGATACCGGCTATGCGCCCACAGCACGACAAATCCACTTGACCGACCGCTAGCACGCCAAAGGAACACAGCATGAGCGACAACACCGGTGCCCGCTGCGACTGGTCCGACCTCCCGACCGACCAGTGCAACCACTGCCACCCCGAACGACGACTTTCCCACCTCGAACGCGGCGAGCCCGCACGCCCGCGGGTGCGCGTCGTCCACCCCGTCGCGCTGCAGACCGCCACCGGCCCCAACGAGATCCCGTCAGCCCGCCTCATCGCCACGGACGACCCCAAGACCGTCCACGAGTACGTAGTCGCCCTCACCCAGGCGACCGTCCACCACCAGCCGTACACCGTTCAGCAGCGCAACCCTGACGGCACGCACACCCTCGTCACGCAGCGCCACAGGACCACCAGCCCGTCACTGCTCGAGCAGCTCGCCTCCGCGACCGAGCCCCTCGCCGGCGACGGTGACGGCGTCCGGGCGTTCGCATCCAAGCCGTCCGCGAGGGTCGACACGATCGACGCGTACCTCGACATCGAACGCGAGGTCCTCGCCTGGCTGCGCCGCCTCGACCTCCCGATTCCCGACCACCACGACCTCGCGACCGAGCTGCAGCGCGCCGCCGCCAACGCCGACGAGCGCGACATCAAGCGCGACGTGCGCTCGTGGTGGATCAGGGCCCGCACGGTCACGGGCTGGGATTCGCCGGCGTGGCGGCCGCGGAACACGTGTCCACTGTGCGCGACGTCGGGATCACTGCGGGTCAGGTTGGACGCGCAGACCGCCGTGTGCGTGTCCTGCTGGGAGGGGTGGGACTCGTCGACGATCGGGCTGCTGGCCGACCACATCCGCCGCGAGAACGACGACCTCGGCGAAACCGTCTCGGACGTCGGATGAGGCTCGTAGGGTTCATGTATGGAGTTCCGGACGGGCGAGGGTGGCGGCGGCGAGGACAGCCTTCTCAGGTACAACCCTGCAAAAGACCCGATCTATGAGCACATGCGGCGTGCGCAGAGCGCGAATCTCAACCTCAAGGCGCAACAACGCGCGGAGAGCCGCCGTACTGCCGATGCGACCGAGCGAGCGGCCGAAGCGATTCAAGTGATGCGCGACCTCGCAGTCGAGCAACATCGTGAGAACCAGCAACTACGGCTCCTCACCGCGGTCCTCTCGGTCGCCGTTCTCATCGACATGGGCATCGCGATGCAATCCGACGGGCTCGCCGCGTGGCGGGTCGCCGCTACCTTCCTGGGCGCATTCGCGGCGTATGGGTTGTTCAGGCTCATCTCCGCGGTCTGGGCGAAGTGGCGCGACCGCCGCGCCGAGCGCTGACCCCTGCTTGACGTTCGCTCAGCGAACATGCACCATAGAGCCGTCGGGAGAAGTGTCTCCCCGCCCAGAACCACAACGAACCCCAGCCCAGGCGGCTGGGGTTTCGTCATTCCCGATCGAGGACGGAGGCCAGGAGCCCCGCCACGACCCGCAGCGAGGTGACCCGACCGTGCCTCGCAACGCACCCATCAGCGACGAAACCCGGACCCGCATCCTCGCCCTCCACGCCGAGGGACGCACCCGCAACGACATCGCCCGCGAGGTCGGCGTCTCCGGATACACGGTCACCAAGGTCGTCAAGGCCGCAGGCCGCAGCTTCGACCGCACTGCCACCCGCGCCGCGACCGAGGCACGCCAGGCCGACATGGCCGAACGGCGGGCACGACTACGGGCCAAGTACCTGCAGCGAGCCGAGGAACTCCTCGACCAGATGGACAAGCCGCACCTGGTGTTCAACTTCGGCGGCAAGGACAACACCTACGCCGAACGCACCCTCGACCGGCCGCCCGTCAAGGACATCCGCGACCTCATGCAGGCGGCATCCACCGCCACCAGCGCCGAGCTCCGTATCGCCGCGGCCGAGTCCGACTCGAATGCCGAAGCCGCGCGCAGCGTCCTCGTCGGCCTCGCCAACGCCCTCGGCGTCCACGGCCCCAACGACCAACCAAACCCCGATGCCGGCACCTGATCTGCCGCTGTCGGCCGCGCAGCTCGACTCCGTCCGCGAGTCCAACGGCCGCGTGAACATCTGGGACGGCAGCATCCGATCCGGTAAGACCATCGGGTCGATCCTGCGCTGGCTGATGTTCGTGGCCCTCGCTCCCCGCGGCGGCGAACTCGTCATGATCGGCCGCACCCGCGACACCGTCTGGCGCAACGTCATCGGCCCCATGCAAGACCCCAGCCTGTTCGGACCCGCCGCCGCCACCGTCGTCGGGAACTACGGCGCCCCGACGGTGACGATCCTCGGCCGCCGCGTGTACGTCCTTGGCGCCCACGACGCCAAGGCCGAGAAGACCATCCGCGGTCTGACCGTCGCCGGCGCCTACGTCGACGAAGTCACCACCCTCACCGAGGAGTTCTTCACCCAGCTCCTCGGCCGCATGAGCGTGGCCGGCGCGCAGCTGTTCGGCACCACCAACCCCGACAGCCCCGGGCACTGGCTCAAACGCAAGTTCCTCGACCGGCTGGGGTCGCTGCCGGACTGGCGGCGGTTCCACTTCACGATCGAGGACAACCCGTCCCTCACCGCGGCCTACGTCGAGTCGATCCGACGCGAGTTCACCGGCCTGTGGTTCCGACGGTTCATCCTCGGCGAATGGGTGCAGGCCGAAGGCGCGATCTACGACATGTGGGACCCGGACCGGCACGTCGTCCCCCACGCCACCCTGCCGCCCATGGAGCGTGTGCTGGCCGTCGGTGTCGACTACGGCACCACGAACCCGACCCGCGGCTACCTGCTCGGGTACGCGGCCGAGCGGCTGTGGGTGCTCGACGAGTGGGCGCCCACGGGCGGCACGGACGCCGAGCTCTCGCACAGCCTCACCCGCTGGTTGAACGGTCGCCAGCCGGCAGAGTGGCGCGACCCCGAATGGCTGTTCATCGACCCCGCCGCCGCATCGTTCAAGCTGCAGCTGCGCCGCGACGGACACCACAACACTCGCGGCGGCGCCAACGAGGTGCTGCCCGGTATCCGCACCATCGGGTCGCTGCTGGCACTCGAACGGCTCAAGGTGTCCGACCGGTGCGAGAAGCTCATCGACCGTGTCCCCGGTTACGCGTGGGACCCGAAGAAGACCGAGAAGGGCGAGGACGCCCCGCTCAAGGTCGACGACCACGAGGCCGACGCCCTGCGTTACGCCGTCCACTCCACGCGCCGTCTGTGGCGCAACCTGATCCCCCTGACCGCGTCGCTCGACGACGACCCTGAGCTCGAGGAGGCCGCCTGATGCGTGTCAAGGTCTACCTCGCCGACGGCGGGACCCTCGAGGTGAACGACTTCGACGAAGGCTCCGCACTCGACCTGCGCAACGCCGTCGAGTGTGGCGAATCGTGGCTCACCTTCGAGATGGACGACGCCACGGTCCTGGTCAGCGCCCGGCAGGTCGTACGGATCGACTTCGATGGGGAGGCCGCCTGACATGCCGCTCCCCGAGAAGGACATGCAGTGGCCCCCGCCGCAGCTCACCCACATCCTGAACGACATCAGCACCTGGTCCGCCTGGTACTCCGGCGACCCGGCAAGCCTGTCCACCGCCTACGGCGCCGTCGACACCACCGGGCCACGTCCACTCACGCAGGTCCGCCCCTCCCAGTACGCCGGCGGCGTCGTCGGCGCGGTCGCACGCTGGTTCTGGGGACAACCCACCCCCGCCGGGCACCAGCGCACCAAGCTCCACGTGCCCGTCGCCGCCGACATCGCCACCGCCTCATCGGATCTGCTGTTCGCCGAGCAGCCGACCATCGTCACCAACGACGACGACACCAAGCGCAAGCGGCTCAACAAGATCCTCGAAGGCGTCGCGTGGGAATCGCTGCTCCCCGAATCCGGCGAGATCGCGGCCGCGCTCACCGGCGTGTACCAGCGGATCGTGTGGGACGAGAACGTCGCCGACCATCCGCTCATCACCGTCGTCCCTGCGGACTCCGCGTGGCCCGAGTTCTCGTTCGGGAAGCTGCGCGCCGTCACGTTCTGGCAGGTCGTCGCCCGCAACGGCAGCACTGTCGTACGGCACCTCGAACGTCACGAACCCGGCCGCATCCTCCACGGCCTCTACCAGGGCACCGAAACCCAGCTCGGCCGCCGCATCCCCCTCACGGAGCACCACGCCACAGCAGACATCACCGTCGATGAAGACGCTGGCGTCGACACCGGCACCAGCCTGCTGACCGCCGTGTACATCCCCAACGTGAAGCCGACCCGCCGCCCGACGTGGCGCAACGACCCCATCGGGTCGAACCTGGGCCGATCGGACTTCGACGGAATCGAACCGGCGATGGACGCGCTCGACGAGACCTACACGTCCTGGATGCGTGACGTTCGGATCGGCAAGGCCCGCATCATCGTGGACCAGGCCGCGCTGGAAACCGAGGGGCGTGGCCACGAGGCCAGCTTCGACCTCGACCGCGAGGTGTACGAGGCCGTCAACATCATGTCCGGCAGTGGCGACGACGCCCCGATCACGCCGTACCAGTTCGAGATCCGCGCCGAAGCGCACCAGGCCACCATCCGCGCGCTCCTCGAACGCATCATCTCCGGCGCCGGATACAGCCTGCAAACGTTCGGCGTCTACCCCGAAGGCAGCGGCACCACCGCCACCGAGGTATCCGCCCGCGAACGCAAAAGCATGACGACGCGGGAGAAGAAAACCCGCTACTGGGCGCCGGCGCTCACCCACCTGCTGACCGCGCTGCTCGAGGTCGATCGCGCCAAGTTCAGGGGCCCGGGGCCGTTCGATCAGATGACGATCGAGTTCCCGCCCTCCACACAGCCCACCCCCGCCGAGCTCGCGCAGACCGCGCAGCTACTGTCCGCCGCGCAGGCCGCGTCGATCCGCACCCGCGTGAAGATGGTGCACCCCGACTGGGATAAGACCGCGGTCGACGAAGAAGTCGACCTGATCATGGGTGAGAACAGCCTGTCGGTGCCAGCGTTCGGTCCGCTGCCGGCCGACCGTGCCCCAGCTGTCGACGAAACCGAGTAGCGTCACCTCATGCCCCTGTCGCCCGAGTACGCCGCCGGTCTGACCGACCAGCTGGTCGCGGTGTACCAGGAGGCCGAACAGGTCCTCCTGGGCCGGATTGCGCGGGCGCTCGCGGCGAACATGGACGCCCCGGACTGGGCCGAGCGCAAGCTGTTGCAGATGCAGCTGCTGCAGGCGCAGACCGTGCGGCAGGTCGCGGAGTTGACCGGCAAGTCGTCGGAGGAGATCGCCGCGGCGATCGTGCGGTCGTACAACCGGGGCGCGGCGATGGCTGAGCAGGATCTTGCTGAGCTCGTCGCCCGCTCCGCGACCGCCCCTATGGTTCCGCCGGGCCTACCGGCGGTCGAGGGTCTCGTGTCCGAGACGGTCGCGCACGTGCAGCTGGCGAACCAGCGCATCCTGCGGGCGGCCGATGACATCTACCGGCAGGTCATCGCGAGCGCGGCCCCTCAGGTGCTGTTGGGTACGCAGACCCGCCGGGAGGCTGCGCAGTCGGCGTTGAACCGGTTCGCGAACCGCGGGATCACCGGGTTCGTCGACAGCCGTGGCCGCCAGTGGGCGATGGAGTCCTACGTCGAGATGTCGATGCGCGCTGGCGTCATGAACGCGCAGGTGCAGGGGCACGTCGAGCGGCTGCTGTCACGCGGCCAGGATCTGGTGATCGTGTCCGACGCGCCGCAGGAGTGCGCGCTGTGCCGTCCCTGGGAGGGCAAGGTGCTGTCGCTGACGGGGTCGCAGCATGTTGACGTGCGCGTGGCGGGCACGCTCGACGCGGCCCGCTCGGCTGGCTTGTTCCATCCGGGTTGCCGGCATTCGGTGAGCCTGTTCATCCAGGGTGTGACGAAACGCCCCACCGACACCGCGGACGCGGCCAGCCAGCATGACCGTGAGCATCTGCGGTCGCGTGAGCGTCAGGTGCGCAAGTGGAAGCGCCGCGAGGCGGTCGCGCTCGATGACGCGGCCCGGGAGCAGGCGCGCGCGAAGGTGCGGCACTACCAGGCGCAGATCCGTGAGCATGTGGCTTCGTCGTCGGCGAAGCGGCAGCGTCACCGCGAGCAGCTCGGCGCGCTCTAGCCTGCAGCGTCCTCGCACACCGGAGTGCCGTCGAGCTCAGGCTCGTATGCGCACTGGTTGCTGATCCACACGCCCGGGTCGGTGCCGTCGAGCACCTGCGGGTACTTGCTCGCGGCGGCCGCGAACTCGGCGACGTCCTGGCACTCGCTGAACGCCGGGTGCAGATCGGCCTGCGAGTCCGCCATGTCACCGGCCTCAGCCGCCTGCGCGAACACCGCCTCGCAGGCGCTGTCCTCTCCGCTCGCGTCGTCGTCGCTGCCTCCACCGCAGCCGGTGAACATGAGCGCGGCCGCGGCCAACACCGCGGCAGTCCTAGTCCTGATCACCGGTTGATCGTAACGCGCCAGGAGCGCGGTCCACCCCGATATGAGCCCAGGAGGCCCTGTCATGACCGAAGCAGCACCCGAGACCCAGACCACCACCACGGACGGCACGAGCGGCGAAGCGACCACCACCGCCACGACGACGCCGCCGGAAGGTGGCCAGAGCCCCCAGGGCAAGGACAACGGCAGCGACGACCTCGTCGAAGCGATCCGCTCCAACCCCGAGAAGGCGAAGGCCGAGATCGAACGACTCCGCCAGGAGAACGCATCCGCCCGGACCAACGCCAAGGAACAGGCCGCCGAGGAAGCCCGCAAGGGCGTCCTTGAGGACATCGCCAAGGCGCTCGGCTTCAAGGACGGCGAGAAGGCTCCCACCGTCGATGAGCTCAAGCAGCAGCTCACCGAACAGACCACCAAGACCGAGCAGGCCAGCGCCGCGTATCGCGACACACAGGCTGAGCTTGTCGTGTGGCGCAACGCCACCGACCTCGGCGTCGACGCGGCCGCGCTGACCGACTCGCGCGCGTTCGAGCGCGCCATCGCAGACCTCGACCCCGCTAGCGACAGCTTCGCGGAGGACGTGAAGAAGGCCGCCCAGGAGGCGGCCGAGCAGAACCCGAAGCTCAAGGCGGCCCCGGCGGCCGGCAAGAGCGGCGCAGAACTCAACGGCGGGACCGGTGAGGGCGCGATCACGCAGGAACAGTTCGACCGCATGTCCGGCCAGGAACGCAACGAGCTGTACCGCACCAACCCCGAGCTCTACCGACGCCTCTCCGGCCGGTAGAGCCCGACCCCCCCTCTGACGAAGGAGAAACGCCACCATGGCTACCACCCTGCGCGCCGATCTTTGGGCGCCCGAAGTCTGGGCCGACATGGCCGCCGCCGAGTTCACCGGCAAGGCCATCGTCGCCACCAGCACCGCCGTCCTCACCGACGACACCCTCGTCGGCCAGCCGGGCGAGACCATCAACTTCCCCAAGTGGATGGAACTCTCCGAGATGCAGGACGTCGCCGAGACCGACGTGCTCGTCCCCGAGAAGCTCACCCAGAAGGCCAGCGCCGCCACCATCAAGGAGGCCGGGAAGGCCGTCGAGATTTCCGACAAGGCCAGCCTCGTCGGACTCGGCAACCCCCAGGACGAGGCCGTCCGCCAGTTCGGTGTCCTCGCCGCCCGCAAGGTCGACGCCGACCTCATCACCGCCGCGCAGGTGACCGTCGCCGACGGCGTGAAGTACGCCGACGGTTCGGCGGCCACGGCTTCGGCGCCGCTCACGCACACCATCACGAACGCTGACGGTGCGATCACCTGGGACGGGATCGTCGACGGCCTCGAGAAGTTCGGCGACGACTTCGAGCCCTCGGAGTTCTCCGGCCTGTACATCCGGGCCGAGCAGCGCAGCCAGATCATGAAGGACGACGCCTTCATCAAGGCGTCCGAGGTCTCCGCTGGCGGCGCGGGCAGCATGCTGCGGCGCGGGTTCATCGGTGAGATCGCGGGCCTTCCCGTGTACGTCACCAACCGGCTCGGCTCCGGTAAGGCGCTCGTGCTCAAGCAGAACAGCCTCGGCCTGTTCTACAAGCGCCGCCCGATCGTCGAGCAGGACCGCGACATCCTCTCGCGGACCACGGTCGTCACGACCAACCTGCACTACGCGACGAAGCGAGTGAACGACAAGGGCGTCCTCGCGCTCACGATCGCCACAGGCGCCAGATCGCCATGGGCATGCTGATCAACCGCCACCGCGACCGCCACAAGTCGCGCCGCGGGAAGGCGGCCACCAAGACCACGAAGCCCAGCACCGTCGCGGTGCCGGACAGCGTGGACGAGGACTCGACCAAGGCCGAGCTCCTCGCCTACGCCGAAGCCAACGGCATCGAGGTCAAGAAGACCGCGAAGAACGCCGAACTCCTCGAGTCCATCCGGGCCGCCGAACAGGGCCCCGGACAGGACACCTCCGACATCGGCACGGAGCCCGGTGACGGCGAGGGCGACGGCGACAAGACCCCCGACCCGGACGGGTCGGAGGCCAAGTAAGGGCGGTTCGGGCCGGTGGGCCCTTCCACAGTCCACCGGCCCGAGCACCACACCCCGACGCGCAGAGGAGGCGGCCATGGTTCAGCCCGAGTACACGACCGTCGAAGGCATCCGTGCCGCGCTCCCCGCCAGCATCCGCGACGACATCAACGTCGACGACCAGATGCCCAAGCGCGCGTCGCGCATCATCGACGAAGCCCTCATCGGCGTCGTCTACCTCGTCGACAACGCCACACAACTCCCCGTCGACGAGGGCACCCGGCAGACGCTCGACGACGCGGCCGCGGCGCAGGGCGCGTGGATGATCATGACCGGCGACGAGGACGGCACCGGCACCGCGCCCGGCACACCCCAGTCGGCCACCGTCGCGGGAGCCACCTGGTCGGGCATGAGCCAAGCGCAGAACGCGACCACCACTCGGTCGGGCGCGAAGCTCGCTCCCGAGGCCGCCCGCATCCTCCTCGTCGAGGGCCTCGTTCCCACGGTGGTGCGGGTCCGTGGCTGAGATCCCACTCTCGTACCTGTACGCGAAGGTCGAGGTCGAGCCGTACGCCGGCACCGGCGCCTACGGCGACACCTACGAGGCTTCCCGCACGCGGCCCTGCGCGATCGAGGATCGCCGCCAGCTGGTCCGCGACAACGACGGCCGCGAGGTCATCTCCGAAACCACACTCACGATCCGCCGCGAGCACCTGGCCGACTTCCCACCCGGCTCCCGCGTCCACACCCACCACGGCCGCGTCGCCTACGTCATCGTCGCCGCCGAACACCGCGACGGCGGCCGCGGCGCCTGGCAGCACGGGACGGTGAACCTCACATGACCGACACCGGCGGCGTCGCCGTCAACATCAACCTCGGCCGCGCACGCCGCGCCTACGTCGAAGCTGGGGCCGATGCGCTCGGAATCGCCGCCGAACACGTCCTGCAGGTGTCGAACACCCGCGTGCCGGTCGAGGAGGGCACGCTGGAACGTTCGGGCACGACGAGCGTCGACAAGTCCAAGCTCGTCGCCGCGGTGTCCTACGACACCCCCTACGCCGTCGCGCAGCACGAGCGCATGGACTACGCGCACAAGGGCAAGGGACAGGCCAAGTACCTCGAGTCCGCGCTGACGGGTGAGCGACGCGTCGTGGCGAAGCTCCTCGCTGACGAAATTCGGCGGCGGAACCGATGAGCGTCTACGACACCGACCTCACGGTGGGGGTCGCGATGCTGCTGGCCGACCACGGCCACGGCACATGGGACCCCGAGGGCGTGTATCAGCCCGGGGAGACCGGGATTGTGCTCGACCTGGTCCCGCAGACCCCGGACGACGTGATCACCCTGTCCGCCTATGGCGTCGACGACGACGTCACCGAGGGCCGCTCCGTGGTCGGGGTGCAGATCCGAAACCGCGCCACCGCCGGCGACAATCCTCGACCAGCCCGCGAGCTCGCGGCCGCCATCTTCACGACGCTGCACGGTCGCACGCAGATCACGCTGGCCACTGGCTTGCGCGTGCATCAGATCAACCGGGCGTCGTGGACGTCCGGCGGGCAGGACTCGAACCGGCGTTGGTCGATGATCCAGAACTTCTACGCCGACATCTACATCCCCGCCAAGCAGCTGTACCCACCAGGAGGAATGACGCCATGAGCGAGCAGCGCTACAAGCACCCCCGCACCGGACAGGTTCACACCGTCCACAACAAGGCCGTGGCCGCGTTCCTCAAGGCCCGCGGCTACGTCCCCGACACCGGCAAGGGCACCGAGCCCAAGCCGGCCACCAAGCAGTAGTCCGACCCCTCAACGGCAGCCCCGAAGGAGCACACCATGCCTGTTACCACCAAGGTCCCGCTCGGGGCCGAGACCCTCGCCCGCAAGTGGTGCATCGACGTCAACGCCGGCAACAGCGACACACCCGACTGGGTTGGCGTGTTCGGCATCACCGAGTTCAAGCCAACCCAGTCCCCCACCACCCAGGACACGTCCGACTACGACGGCGAAGGCTGGAAGTCCGAGACCGTCACCGCGCAGAGCCGGGGCGGCGAAGGCAAGGTCAAGCGCGCATCCACCCGCGCCGACCGCACCGCCTACGACCCGGGCCAGGAAATCCTGCGCCTCGCCGCGAGCGAGATGGGCCTCGACAACGAGGTCGAGGTCCGCGTCTACGAGGACAACGGACCCGACGGCCCCGCCGTCGAGGCATACCAGGGCTTTGTCGGCGTCACCTGGGAGCCGGACGGCGGCGGCATGGACGCCATCGACTTCGCGTCCTTCAAGCTGCTCGGCCACGGCAAGCGGACCGCGATCCCGCACCCCGCGGCCGACACGACGCCGTAACAGGCCGGTGGGGCGCGGGATCTCCCTGGCTGGGCCCGCGCCCCACCCCCACCCCATCCACCCAGCCAGGACCGTCCACCAGCCAGGAGACCAGCAGCATGTCCCAGTTCAAAGACCTCGACGACTTCTTCGACCCGACACTGCGCCTGCCCATCCGAGGCAAGGAGTACGTCATCCAGCCCGTCGACGCCGCCACCGGAGTCTGGGTCCAGCGCCTGTTCGAGGTCGGCGTCCGACTCCAATCCGGCGATGACGTCGAAGAGGCCCAACTCGCGTCGCTCAAGCTCGACGACGCCGAGGAACGTGACACGTTCCGCCGCGTCCTCGGCGACACCTACGACGAGATGGTCGCCGACAACGTGCCGTGGCCCTACATCAAGCACGCCGGAACCACCACGCTCATCTGGATCGCCACCGACAAAGACCGCGCCGAAGCCTACTGGAGCGCCGGCGGAGAACGCCCAAAAGCGCGCAAGGCGCCGGCGGACCGTCAGGCGAAGTCGGCCCGACCGGCCTCCACCGCCACGAAGAAGGCCCCCGCCAAGAAGCCCCGCGCTTCGGCGAAATCCTCATCGAACACTGGTCGCTGATCGAAGCGGACCTGCACGAGGTCTACGGCATCGACGTCGATGACCGCGGCCTCATGCGGGCCCGCTCATGGCGGTGGCTGCGCACCCGCATCCACGCGCTACTCGACCGGCCCCCGCAGATAGCGCCGAACGGCGCGGTCGTCCATTCCACCCGCCTCGGGTTGATCCTCAACCCACCCAAGGAGCCGAAGGAGGGCTGATCGCATGGCGCTCGACGTTGGTGACCTCGTCGCCCGACTCCGGCTCGACACCGGCCCGTTCGACCGGGACAGCCGAACCGCCGAAGGCAAGTTCGGCGCATGGGGTGGCCGACTCGGCAAGGTCGCGATCGCCGCCGGCGCAACGGTCGCCGCGGCCATGGGTGCCGCCGCCTACCAGGGCGTGCAGGCGTTCGCGGAGTTCGAGTCGGGCATGAACGAAGTGTTCACCCTCCTGCCCGGCATCTCCGAGCAGGCCATGGGCGACATGTCGGACCAGGTCAAGCAGTTCTCGATGGACTTCGGGGTGCTGCCCAACGAGGTCGTGCCGGCGCTGTACCAGTCGCTGTCGGCGGGCGTCCCACCTGACAACGTCTTCGACTTCCTCGAGACCGCGCAGATGGCCGCGAAGGGTGGCGTCACCGAACTGACCACCGCGGTGGACGGCATCTCGTCGGTGGTCAACGCCTACGGTGACGAGATCCTCGACGCCACGCAGGCCAGCGACCTGATGTTCACCGCCGTACGGCTGGGCAAAACGAACTTCGAGGAGCTCTCGGGCAGCCTCTACAACGTCACGCCGACCGCCGCGGCGCTTGGGGTCGAGTTCGGTGACATCACGGCTGCGATGGCGCAGATGACCGCGCAAGGTGTCCCGACGTCGGTGGCCACGACGCAGCTGCGGCAGCTGTTCGTCGAGCTGTCCAAGGAGGGCGGCGCGGCGTCCGATGCGTTCAAGGAGATCGCGGGCGAGGGGTTCGCTGACTTCATCGCCGGCGGCGGGAACGTCGCTGACGCGCTGGACATCATGCAGCAGGCCGCCGACGAGAACGACGTCGCGCTGCAGGACATGTTCGGGTCGGTCGAGGCCGGCGCTGCGGCGCTGTCCCTGGCCGCTGGTGGCACGGACAGCTATCGGGCGGCGATGGACGAGATGGCCAACTCGGCCGGTGCGACCGAGGCCGCCTACAACCAGATGGACCAGGGTCTGTCGGCGTCGTGGGATCGGATCAAGGCCGCAGGGTCGGTCGCGCTGATCGACCTGGGTGAGCAGCTGGCGCCGTTCGTGTCCGATGTTGCTGACCTTGCCGAGCAGGCGCTCCCGTCGCTGGTGGGCGCTGTGGGGTCCGTTGGTGATGCGTTCACGGCCGCCGGGGACGCGGTCGGTGTGGCTACGGACTTTCTCGAGGATCACGAGGTCGCGGTCACCCTGGTGGCTGGGGCGATCACCGGTGTCCTGGTCGCTGCCCTCACCGTGTGGATGACCCGCACGGTGGTCGCTGCGGCGACGAACACGATCGCGTGGTTCACGACGGCGGCCGCGTCGCAGACGAGCGCTGCCGTGCAGTCCAAGTCGGCGCTGCAGGTGGTGATCGGCTGGCTGTTGATGGGCGCTCGCGCGCTCGGGCAGGGTCTGATCATCGCGGGCGTGTGGGCCGCTCAGATCGCTGCGGCGGCGGTCCGTGGGGCTGCGGTATTCCTGATACAGGCGGGGCTGGTCGTCGGCGGATGGGTGCTGATGGGTGCGCAGGCGATGGCGCAGGCGGCGCGGATGGCGGCTGCTTGGTTCATCGCGCTCGGTCCGATCGGGTGGGCGATCGCCGCGATCATCGCCGTCGTCGTGCTGATCATCGCCTACTGGGACGAGATCAAGGCCGCGACGCAGGCCGCCTGGGAGTGGGTGGTCGAGCAGGTGAAGAAGGTTCCGGGCGCGATCGTGAGCTTCTTCATGAACTGGACGTTGCCGGGGCTGATCATCAAGCACTGGGACAAGATCAAATCCACGTTCCGCAACGGCGTCTCCAACGTCGTGCAGTGGATGCGTGACCTTCCGGGCCGCATCCTCGGTGCGGTCGGCAATCTCGGTTCGCTGCTGTGGGGTGTCGGTGAGGACATCATGCGGGGCCTGCGTGACGGCATCGACCGCGGCCTGGAATGGGTGAAGTCGAAGCTCGGCGGGGTCGGGAAGCTGATCCCCGGCTGGTTGAAGGACGTTCTGGGCATCAGTTCGCCGTCGAAGGTGATGCGCGACCAGGTTGGTCTGTGGATTCCTGCTGGTATCGCGGAGGGTGTCGAGCGTGGCATGCCCGGGCTGCGGTCGACGATCACGGGAATGGTGGACGACGTGGTGGTGCCGATCGACGCGGCCGCCGCGTACCGGTCGGCTGTGATGACGCGGTCGTGGGGTGCGTCGGGTGCGCTCGCACCGACAGGTCGTGTCGGTGGGGCCGGTTACGGCGGCCCTCTCGTCGAACAGCACGTGCACGCGGCACCGGGGATGAGTGAGGAAGCGATCGGCGACGCCGCCGAGCCTGTCAAGGTGTTTGTGTAA